CGGCCGACATGATGGGCCGTCTTGCCTACCAGGAGAAAGTGGGCGAGCACGAGGCGGGATCGTTTAGAAGCGAGGGTATCAGCCAGCAGGAGTTGGATCGTTGGCAAGCTGGCCTTACGCCTAAGCAGCTTCGCGAACAAGATCAAGGTAAGCCGTGGGCATTGAAACCACGCGATACCGGAATGAAAAATTTCTTCGATTACATGCAACAAATACAGCCCGAAATCGGCAAAGAAATGACGGGCACGTTTGTGCAGGGTATTTCCAAATATCTGGGTTCAACTCGCCTTGGTGTAGGCAATCGCGCGTTTGGCGCGACATTGCTGATGGGCGAAGACATGGGCACTCAGGCCGCGCTTGGTTATCGACAGGCGGTTAAGCAACTTTCCGGTATCGAGCAAACTGTTCAGCGTTCTCGGACTCTTGCGAAAATGGGCCTGATCACCGGTCACATGCAGGGTCGCGCGTGGGTCACCGACACCATGCTGGACCCGGCGCTTATAGCGCGCGATTTGCCAGGGTTCCTCGCTAAGTATCTTTCACCTCACAAAGATGAAGCGACCGGGAAGGTAACGAAACCAGAGCCGTTGCAGAAGGCTGAGAAACTATTCAAGCGAGAGTTCGATGCTACCAAGGTTGAGGATATGCAGTTCCTTGCCAACAAAATCGTCGGCAATGCGCGTGCGATCGATACGGTGTCGATGTACTTGTACAACGCTCCGGAAATTCAGCGCAAACTCGATATGGCTGAGAAACGCGATCCCGGTGCAATACGAACGCTGACTCAGGATTCGCTTAATCTCACCGGCCAGAAGCTCACCAATCAATTTGAAGGGATGTTTGGATCGATCACCAAGCTGTTTGGCCCACAGCTTATCAGTGCTGGCGAAAGTGTGTCCGCAACACTGCAATACGCCACTGATCACATGGAGAAGATGCGATCAGAAGGCAAATCGCAGGCTGAGATTAACAAATGGGTCGGCACCGCCGGCATCGCCGGTGCCGTCGGGGGCTATGCGGCCTCATCGGTTATGTCGCCGATTATCGGTGCTGCTGCTACTCCTTTAGCTTATGCCGCTGGCGCTCAAGGCATGATGTCCCCAAACCCGGCTGTGCGTGCGCTCAGTGGTGCAGGGTTCGCGCTAACCGGAGCGGCCAGTGCTCTTAGCAATGCTGCGAAGCTGCAACAGACTGCGGCGGTCATGAATGCCCTGGGGGCGATGGGCATGATCGGCAAAGCTGCAGCAGCTGGCCTCGGCCTTTGGGAGATGCTGCCTGATGACATCAAAGATAAGCTAACAAAAGATATGAAAGAAAAATTAGGCATTAGCGAACCAAGTGCTGAAGAAAAGAAACAAAAGCTCCTCGACGATCAATACAAGGACGCGGAGGACCGACGTAAGAAAACGCAGGATGCGCTCGACCGCGTCAACGCCGGGAAGCTGGCAGATGGTTCAGATGCCAAGGCCAGTGATCTGCGACCGCATGGCCGTGCACCAGTATCGACCGATTCGGTCGAACAGCTAAAGACAAAGCTTCTTGAGGAGGTCAATCGGCTCACAGTCGAACTGGATCGGCTTAAGCAGGAAGGCGCAAAAACGGAAGAGCCGAAACCCCAAGAAACCCCACCCAAATCCATTTTGCCACCAGCATTGACCGGACCAAGCCCCATCGATCAATGGTTGAAGGACTGGTTCAGCAAGCCACGGCAGATGGAAGTGCCGCCGCCAGAAGGGAAACCAGAGGGAGCGCCGATCGAGCTGCCCGAGATCAAGATCGACGGCTCGCTCCAGGAATCAACCGCAACGTTTGCTTCGGCTGTTGGCGAAATCAGTGGGGCCAGCGCCTCATTTGCCAGCGTGTTCAGCAGCGGCGCATCGGCGATCGAAGGCGCAGGCACCAGCGCGATCGGTGCAATGATGGCCGGCGCTGGTGGAGTCGGCGCGGCGATCGGCGCGGCGGCCGTTGGCGCGATCTCCGGGGCCAGCATTAACGTCAACGTCAATGCCAATGTCACCGGGGGTGGGGCCAGCAAGGGCGACACCGGCGGACAGACGGCTTCCGCAGGATAGTTCAATGCCGCTTTGCCCTAGCTGTCACGAGGATATCCCATTCGCCAGGCGCGTCATGGCTGTGCAGCGACCCGGTCCGGGCGACTGGATCTTATGCATGCATTGCGTAGCCTGGTCTGTGTTCGACGACGATCTCAAGCTGCGGTTTCCGACCGATGATGAGATGGTCTTGATTTCGCAGACGCCGCAGTGCGTCGAACAGACCATGCGCCGGCTAGCGAACTAGATGTCCCGCACCAATTGCGCGATCGGCAAAGACTACGTCCCGGCCTCATTCAAGGGCGTCGGGTTTCTTTGCACCGATGCCGGTATCGAAGGTGGCCGTCGTGGCGCTGAAGGTGAATTCCCGTTCGGCGAGGACACCCAATACGCCGATCTCGGCCGCAAGATCCGGGTCTACCACCTCACTGCCGTGTTCCGTGAGGATGACCACGTCAGCGACAGCCAGGCGTTGTTCGAGGCTTGCCAGTCGCCTGGTCCCGGCCTGCTGGTGCATCCGACCCGCGGTGCCGCCATGGTGGCGTGCCGCAGCGTCAAGCTCAAAGACGCGATCGAGGACAAGGCCGGGGAATCGACAGCCGAACTCGAATTCGTCGAAGCCAACGAAGGGATCGGCGGCATCGCCGGTCTGCTGTTTGGCATCATCTCTACCGGTCTGAATGCTGCCTCAAGCGCCTCGTTCCAGCGCGACTATCAGCCGACCCTGGTGGCGCAGCCCTGGCGCGCTGACGTGATCGATACCGCGCAGCTCGTAGTTCACACCACCGCCACGGTAGCGCACCAGGTGCTGCCGCCGGACGCCCCCATGCAGGACCGGCGCGACGTGCTGAAGTTGGAAGAGGTCGCCAACGATGACGGCCTGGCGGCCTCGGCCAAGAACGTCGACCGGGCGCTGACCGCAGGCTTCGCCATCATCGACCACGACGTTAGCGACGCCGACAAGGAATTCCGGCTGATGAAGAAGCTGGCCAATGTGGCCGGTAAGACCTCGGCGTTGCCGGAAGGGGTTGCAGTCAAGAGCGAAGAGGCGGTGTTCAGCCGGCAGCGGGTGTTGGCGGCGATCGGCATGGCGCAGGCGGCGATGGCGCGCAAATACGCCTATACCGACCAGGCGCTCACGGCCATGGACCAGGTGCTCGTGGTCCTGAACGACGAAGCCCACGCCGCCTATGCCGCATGCGACAACACGTTGTTCCTGGAGCTGCGCAAGTACGCCACCCAGTTCGAGCAAATGATGAACGACCTGGCCTACCGGCTGCCTGGTCTGATCATCGTCGACTTCATGGGCGGCGTGCATCCGCTGGTCGCGTCCTACGCGATCTATAAGGACGCCAAGCGGCACCGTGAATTGGAGCAGCGCAACATCCTCGATGCGAATGGAAGAATGAAACCGTTGGTGGCGGGTATTGCACCGACATGAAGCCAGTCGTGATCACGGTCGGCGGTGGCGAGCTGACCACCTGGATCGAGATGACACTGCTGCGTAAGAAGGACGAACTGACCGGTTCGCTCAGCGTCATCATTTTCGGCGGCAGCGTGCCGCCGGCCCCGATCGTGCGTGAGGCGATGGCCGGAGCTGAGATCCAAGCCTATGTCGGCGGCCAGCTTGCTTTCACCGGCACTGTCGATGCCCGGCAGGGCAAGGCTGACAAGGCTGACGACAAGAAGATGCGCAAGGGTACCGGCATCAAGGCTTATCCGGGCCGCCAGCCGCACCCTAAAGGCTCAAGCGAAGGTCATGGCCACGAAATCTCGATTGGGCCGAACGAGTACACTATCCACATCACTGCGCGCGGCAAGACCAAGCGGCTGATCGACAGCTCGCATCAGCATCCAACCACCAACATGATGCAGCCGACGACCAAGGAAGCGGTCGAGAAGCTGGTCGAGCCATGGAAGACCCAGCTTGATTGGAAGGGCGAGGTCATCAAGCTCGACAAGATGCGGTTTCGCGACGGCAACCGGGTGGTCGACGAGCTGCACCGGATTGCGATGGAGAATTGCTACTTTATGTATGAGACTCGCGACGGCAAGTTGCGGGTGACCGACGGGGTCGGTTCGGAATCCGGTAGTGGCGATCCTCTGATCCTCGGCCAGAACATCCTGACATTCTCAGCGGAGCAATCGGAAGATGAGGCGAAATCCAAAGTCAAAGTCAAAGGTCAGCGCACCCAAAAGCACAAGTGGGGTAAAAAGGCGCTCGAAAAAACCTTCAAGGAAGTCCAAAACTCTAGCGTCAAGGACTTCGTCCCCCTCACGGTCCAGCACTACGGTGATGCAGACGACAAAACGCTTGAGCGCAGAGCTAGGTTCGAAGCCAACAAGCGCAACGCCACGACCAAGAAAGTCACCGTCGAAGTCTTCCACGTCCAGACGCCCAGCGGCCAGCCCTGGGACATCGGTGACACCCATTACGTCGAGATCCCGCCGGAAGGCATCTTCGACGTTTTCGAATGCACTGAGCTGACCTACCGGGTCAAACACGACAAGGAACTCAAGACCACGCTGGTCCTAACCCCACCGCCGTCAGGCGGCTCCGGAGGCAGCAGCGGCGGCTTCGGCTTGTCCTCATTGTCCTCGAATATGGGGAATGCCAGGCGCAGCCAAGCCGGAGTCACCCTGACTGCGGGTCAATACCCTGATCCCTGGACCGGGCCGCAGCTCACGGAGCTGCCGTTGATGACCCTGGTCGAAGCCGCAGCCAAACCCAAAGAAGAGGAAGAACCACGCAAGCCTGAGCCTCCGCTCGTGCTGCCGCCGTGGTTCGATCGAGAGGATGCTTGAATGTCGTTCACCCGGTTTCGCGAACGCTCGCGTGATGTGCAAGACGGCACGGAGCGGCACGTCTTCAGCGAGCAGGAGTATCTCAAAGAGGCCGGGTCGATCGTCAAGGTCAAGGGTACCGACAGCGAGGATCAGGAAGCTTCGGTGCTCAATATCGGCGGCGTCTCCTTCAACCTGAAGAAGGACAGCGACACCGAAGTGTTCCTGCTGGCGTCATCGTCCGACACCACGTTAAAGATGGCGGTGATGACGATTCCCAAGGACAAGCAGCGCCGTTGGGAAGAGGGCTCGGGCGGCGTGCAGCATCCGACCGATGCGGAATTCGCGCTCGATTTTTCCGACAAGCTCGCGCACCTGACCAAGAACAAATTCGCCGTCGGCGAGAAGGGTGAGTTCGAGGTCAAGGGAGAGGAGATGTATATCCGCTCCAAAAAGGTAATCATCGACGGTGAATTGATCGTCAATAAGCAGGTCAAGACCCCGACGATCGCCAAGGGCAACGAAGACCCGCCTAAATTTGAAGGTTCTAAACAAGCGGAACTCAAGGACAAGGGCGAGAGTAGCCAGACTAGCCAGTTTGAGCTGGACTTTGGTCCATGAACCTCGACGATCCCTGCCTCGACCAGCAAATCGGTCGCCGCCGGGTCTTCTGGACCACCCAGGCGGAAGCCTGTGGTGATTACACGCTCTGCGGCTCGCCTTGTGTCATCCCTGGCCTGGAATACATCGACAAGGACGATCCGTATGTCGATCCCGGTATGCTCCCTGCCAGCAGCGGCTATCGCACCATCAAGAATACCGAGTGGTTGCAAAGCCTGATTTTGAACATTCTCAATACCCGTGCGCGCACCGATCTGAAATGCCCTTCGCCCGCCGCTGTGTATGGGCACTGGTCGGAGAGCTACCGCCGCGACAAGCTGCATATCGGCTCCCGGCTATGGAATGCGGCCGATAAAGCCTACGTGCGTATCGCCGACGCGGTGAAGGCCATTCAGACGGCGGTGACCTATGACATGGCCAAGCTCCCGGCGATGGGCGTGGCCGACAAGGTGGATGTCGAGACCTTCTACAAGGGCCGCAACACCGTCGGCATCGTCATCACCGCGACAGTGCGGCAGACCCAGCATGTCCTCAATCTGTCCGGCGCATTCGTGTCTGGAAGCTGGGTATGGCAATAGGCGATGGCTTGCACCATTCTGCGTCCCGATCCGCAGGCGCTGTTCGATCAGATCCAGAGCGCGTTCTCGTCGACGGTGTTGGGCGGCGGCAAGGTTATTCCGGAAAGCAACGAGTGGTATGTCGTTAGCAACGATTACGCGGCTGCTGAACAGTTCTACGCCATTGCCGACCAAATGTGGCGGGAGAACAACCCGGAAACCGCGTGCTGCGAAAATCTCTATGCGATGGCGGCCCAGCATGGTGTTTTCCCGGCTCCGGCGGCGCATGCCGAAGGCTACGCGAAACTAACCGGGACACCCGGCTCTCCGATCCCGCCAGCGTTCGAGATCCAGACCAGCAACGGCACCTATGTCTCGGTCGGCAGCGTTCCGCTGACCATGCCGTCCGAAGGCACCATCACCATCCGCATCCGGGCGTTGGTGCCGGGTACAGAAGCGAACGCCAATGGCAACATCACCAGCGGCACCCTGGTGACGCCGGCACCAGGCATCGACCCTGAAGTCATTATCTGCGGCGGTTCGTTCTGCGGCGGCACCGAAGCCGAAGACTGTGAAGCCTTCCGCAAACGCTACCTCGAACGCCTAGCCTATCAGCCGCGCGCGACCCAGGCATGGATCAAGCAGAAG